TCTCCCAAATTATTTTCTGGATATTGGATATATACAGAGAATGTCAGGAGACTCACTAGTTTACGACATGTCGAACATGACAGAAGGTCAGCCAAGTGTTTTCGTGAAGAGAGACTGGTTAAACATACAAGACCAGAATAACGGTAATTATGGAGCCAACCAAATTATTATCGACACAAGCGCTTTAGCCAACTCAAATAAGTATATGGCTTACAGAGAAGCTTACTTGGCCGTCCCTATGGTCTTGTCCGTAGCCGCTCCTGTCCTGTCACCTGCCAGTGTTGCGATCACATTCACAGCAACAGCGTCCAGCGCAACCCTTGCCTCTGTCTCTATCGGCGCGTCAGGAGCGCAAACAGCGATCACAGTCGATCAAGCCAAAGCACTGGCAGGTAGCACTATTACGCCTGTCGGTGCTATTCTACCCTCACCAGGGCCTTACACTGTGGCCGGTGCTTCCAGCCAAACAACAGCCGGTCAACTAGTTCTCACTGCCAGTACAAGCATTACGACAGGCACAGCTTCATCGACATTCGCCACTCTATCTTCTACTGCCTCTAACTATCTCGCTGGTGTAGCTGACAAGTCAAACTCTCGTATTGTCGGATTGAAATCGTGGTTTGGTAGCGTTATACACTCCATGACCCTCGACTATGCGGGAACTACTATCTTGCAGCAAACCCCATGGCAGAGCATGTGGACTATGTTCGGTCTGATGACTACACTCGGTCTTTCAGACTTGGAGCAAAACGCTTCAACAATTGGTTTTTGGCCCGACGCAGCATCGGGATTTCAGTGGCAAGCAAATTCCAGTGCATCTGGTGTAGGTTCATGCTGGAATGCTCCTGGTGGGCAGTGGTACCAGCAAGCAGATCCTGCTGAAGGCATGACTGGAGCAGGTAACGCTGGAGCCTCACAAAGGCAAATCAACACTTTCACTGACCCCACCGCATTATCAGGAACGAAAGGTTCCGCATTCAGTGCGCTCATGACTGCAGACAGAATGGGAGAGCTCTACCGATCTACTGTTTTCAAATACAACACTACTCCTACTTCGACGAACAACGCTTACGGTATTATTTACCAGATTCAAGCCCAGATCTTCCTTCGTCACCTTCATTCTTTCTTTTCCCAGGTTCCACTTCTAAAGGGTGTATTCTTCAGATTGACCCTTAACGTTAACCAGCCTGTTGTTATAGTTGAGAAGAGCTCGACTAACACACTTTCCATCTCAAACATTACAAGCCCATTAGGTGGTGTTGTCCCTCTCATGATTATGGGAGGATCACAACCAGTAGTTGGTCTTAATTCCAGCAGCACTACTAAAGTTCAACTATCTAATTACACAGCAGCCACAATTTCTGCTCCACCGGCTCCTGTACAACTGCAAGCAACCCTTAACGTTGGTAACACTATCATCAACCAGTCGCAGAGAAACTACCTTGGGGATGTCCAAACTAAGCTCAACCGAAGCTGCCACTTGTACGTTCCCTCGTACACCTTCAACCCCTCGTTCGAAGAGAGCTACTTGTCTAGACCTACTAAGCAAATTGTGTATACCGACATTTACCAGTTTACTACTTCTCCTGTCTCTGCTTCAGCTCCGTTCAATTTCCTTTTGACGAACGGTATCAGTAACATAAAGAGTGTGCTAATTCTCCCCTTCTTCCAGCAGATCGCAACAAACGGACAAGGTGGATCCTCTACGAGCGTAACATATCCAGTTTACCAAAGTCCATTCGACGCTGCCGGGTGCGGTCCTACTTCCCCACTTACTGCTATTCAAAACTTCAACGTTGTCGTTGCCGGTCAAAACATGATCTACAACACACAACAGTACAACTTCGAACAGTTCTTGAACCAACTTGTCGGTGTAAACAGCATCAACGCAAACTTGACAGACGGTCTAACCAGCGGTCTAGTTGACTTCCAATCTTTCCAACAAGGTTACTCTTACTACTACGTAAACTGCTCAAGAATGCTCCCCATAGACGAAGCAGTCCCCAAAAGCGTTTCTATCCAGGGAACAAACCCCACAAACATGACCGTACAATACTTGTGCTTTATCGAATATGGGGTCCAAGTGTCCGTAGATGTCCTCACTGGCGCGAGGGTATAAATTCTCTTATACAAAATCAATATAAAGAAAAAATAAACAGTTCTTTTGGCACCGGCCATTTTCTCTTAATCTTTTAATTAATATCAAAAAATACTAATTAAAAATGACAGTATCTGACGTTCCTCATCTCTGGAGCATCCATGGCGCTGGGGAACTGACTGCAGACTCTGCAAAGGGACTCGCACTGTATTCCTATGCAGTCATTGCAGTACGACGCAGGACAAGTGGGACAATAGGACATAGACTCAGCAGAGAATCTGTGGCAGTTGGCGCAGATGTGTCTAGGGCAAACAGATAGCTTGCAGACTTCCCTCTTCCTAGCTTCCTGTCGGTCCACGAAACTGCAGAGCAGCGAGCTCCTCGAAAGAATGTCCTCTTCCATAAATTTGAAGTAGGCCTGTTTCGTTTCCTCTTCTACCTTTACACAGTGGAAGTAATTCCAGCAAGCCCTGTGCATAACCTTAGGGCAACCGGCAACACCACACACTTTTGGTATTTCGTCGGACGTTTCAAACAGTTCCTTACAGCCAAAGCATCTCTTTTCTAGAGATGGACTTCTTGCAAAGTCTGGACGCGCGTAGGTGTTCCAGTAATTGTACCATTTGTTGTACTTGTACTTCTCTTCGTTGTGGAAGCCATTACCGAAGTGCTGTCCAGTGAGGAAGTCGCAGCAAAGAGCATTTCTTTCTCTCCAGTAAGGAGGTCTGCTTCTTTTCTCTTCCTCCTCTTTCTCCTTTCTCTCTGCCATTGCTTTTTCTTCTCTCTCTTTTTCCTCCTTCTTAGCTCTTCTTTTCTGCGCAGCCACCAGTTTTTCTAAGTCCGACATCTCTCTCCTTTTAGGCTTCACCTCGTCCAATAATTCTCCCAACCTTACTTCTGAGTCATTTTTCTCTTCTCTGACGAAAGAAGCTCTGCGGGGACCCCGGATTGTTTTTGTGGATAGACGCTCCATGTTGGGTTCGATAATGACGAAGTCTCTTTTTCAGCGAAGACAACTTTTTTTTTCTCCGCTGATTTCACAGTCTCTTCATTATTGAACCCCATGCAGACCACGATTGATTTTGCAGCCGTTACACAAAAAATGGAGTCAATTAAGGATCTCGTTACTAAAGGCCCTGTGTCCATAGCACAGAAGTATTTCTTAACAGAGGAAGAAGCATCTCACGCTCTTGTGGTCATGAGCTCTCCTCACGCAAGGAAGTCCAAATTAAGGTTTCCTTGCAGCACAGCAGGGCTTAGGAAGCTATGCAATTTGAGAATAGGAGTTTGGGATGCTCACGACAGTACTAATCAGTGCGTAGATGTCCCTATGTTCTACTACGACTGGTATTATAACAAAACGAAAGGATTTGATGGAGTTGTGGAGTACGGAAAAATACTTGGTCAGGAAGAATGGAAGCGTTGTGAGTCCACAGGCCTGTGGTTCTACAAAGAGAAACCTCAGATGACATGCCAGGTATCAACATGCAGGGCCTGTGAGCCATTCGAAAGAGTATTTGAAGGACAGAACAGACTGATAGTGAAGTTCTACTATTGGGACAGAGAGTGCAGGGACTTCCAGTCGTACTTGAGGTTCTTCCAGCGCTTCTATCTCCTCTTTGAGAAGGACAGACTCAAAAACCCGGACCAACCTTACGACTTCAGACAAGCCAGGTTGATGATGGTCAAAAGACAAGCAACTGGGGACTTTAACTTCCGTTACAATTTCTCAGAAAACTTTATTACAGACTACATTGTAAACCACCTTAGATTTGCACAGATGGATCAGCTGGTAGATTTGCCTTTAGAGCTCCAAGTGCAAATCTTCAATACTGTCCTCAACGACACCATCATCTTGGCGACGCAGGAAGAAGTAAAACGGTGGGTCGAAGAATACAAAAACGATCCATCCAATGACTTCTGGACATTGAAGTACGATGTGGACGATGAGATCGAACTGGTAGATCCAAAGCAGCTAGAGCTAGCGCATTTAGCGGACCCAGAAAAGATTCCCTTCTTTGTGGCACAGAAGATACACCGCGGTGTTCCTGTTGGATGCAGAGTGTCGTCTTTCAGAATGAGAGAGTATCACAGGAAGCATCAGGATATGTTCCACGAAAAGTACAATACAGAGGAGGCCCTTAAGAAGTACGAGAAAGTAGATTAGTGTTCTCCCTTTTCTATTTTGTCTGAAGGGATAGTTCCAATAATGTCCTTAGGTAGTGGTACTTTTTTTGGATTGTCTTTACTTAAGAAGAAATGTTTTAAGATCCACTCATTTTTCTGGTAGTCTAAGCTCTCATTGAGATCGTCGAACGGCAATAGGAACATCTCTGTGTCTTGCTTTAAACTGTTCGTCATAAAACGTTTGTCGTTAACAAAATGAGCCCACGCCAACTGCCAGAATCCGCATGCGTTGTTTACTATGCTCTGAACGTCCTTCTTAGGGTACCAAGGGACTACACCGAAGTTCTCCTTTATCAATTTGGTAACGATTTGTGGCGGACCTTTCCCGTAGCTATCAAAGTAGACAGCTCCAACGTGACCGTTGTTAGCCTTTCTTACTTGGAATCCAGTCCAGTGAGATCCTTCGTTTGGTCCTTCCTCGTCGTCTGCGTCTTCTAGATTGATCATGTAGTACTTGTTTTCCTTAATCTTCTTAGGAAGCAAGTCTTTAAAGCCGCAGAACTCTAATGGTATTCCCATCCTTGGTGCCAAGTCCTCAATTTGATCGTTAGTTAACATTATCTATACAATTACTTAAGATAATTTTAAATTAAAATGTCCCTAAATATTTAACCTTCCATTCTTGATGCCAAGGCAGGAGGGAATTGAGTGTGGAAGAAGAAGTTCTCGGACATTGGTTGTGGTGCTAGAGCAGGGTTAGTTAAGCACATCAAGCTACCTCCAGCTCCTACATTAGTTATGGGTGAGAAC